ATATTTTTTATTAAACAAGAAAAGGACAAGAAATGACACAAGATACAACAATGGGTAATTTAGAAACTTGGGTTCGTCAGTTAAATGGCGAACTCAATGTTCAAGATATAGCAAAAACTAGACCAGCACCAATTGAAGATGTAGTAGCTCCCTATTCGGTATTTTTAAGACACTATGATAAAGTAGGTCTTTGTGCAGCTACAAATAAAAGACGCGCTAGTCGATGCAATGTAGAATTTGTATTTGATGGCAATACTCGTAAACTTAAAAGTGTAAGAATGATTAATCAAGATGAAGAATAAAGAACCTGATACCAAAGAATGGCTTTTAAAAGTCCATAGACAAACTCAAACTGATCTTGAGTATAGAAAAGCATTGGCTAGAGATGTTAATGAGCTTGTAGAAGCACTAGATTGGATGGTAGAAGGTTTAACTCAAGGCGATCCAAGATATGACGCTATACCTTGTGTTAGGAATGCAAAGGTCATATTAGAAAAACTAAAAGGATAAGACAATATGGAAACTGTGAAAGCCTGGATGATAGAAGAATTTGATAATAACAATAATTTAGTTTGGAAAATGATTTCATTCTTTCCGCCCGACAGTTTGGAGTGGATGCGAGATATTCGAGGTAAGAAACATAATTTAGTTATATCAGAGCTAGGAATTATATCTTCTAAAAAAATCACAGGAGTTGAAAAGAAATATGATTCTTCAAAATTTGTGGTTGGTCTTTAAAATTGTGGGCTTTGCTTTGTGGGCGATTATATTCTTGGTTGTTTCATTCGTCTTATTTTTGTTATGGGAACAATTTAATGACTAGAATTTTAGATTTTGCAATAAAAATATTAATCATAGGCGGTCTTATTGGGCTATTTATAGGATTAGCATTAGTGTTAGAATTAACATTTATTCGATGAGTAACTTTATGGAAGTTCTATTTCGTTATCTAGTCTTTGATGATTTAGGTGAACCTATCCGCAGATTTAGAACAAAGCATGAAGCTGAATGCTATATATTGCACAGAGGTAATCATAGAATAGAAAGATTACCAAACCCACCAAAAGAAAATGTATTTGATTTGATAACAGATGAGCCATTATTTTGAGCCATATATTAATTATTATTACAGGCGCTATATACACTTACATTAGCGTTGAACAGTTTTATCTTGGCAACAATGGAATGGGTATTTGTTATTTTGGATATGCTTTAGGAAATGTTGGTTTGTATATGATGGCTAAATAAAAGGATAAGACATGAATATAGTATCTTATGGTGCAGGAACTAATAGCACCGCATTATTGATTGAAATGATTAATCGAGGAATTCCATGCGACTTAATTACTTTTGCAGATACAAGTGGCGAAAGACCTGAAACTTATGAATATTTAGAAATGTTTAGTGAGTGGTTAGTTTCAAAAGGATTTCCTCAAATAATTTCAGTTAAAGCAGAAACACCAAGCAAAGTTATGGGACTAGAGAAATTTTGTTTAGGGCATAAAACTTTACCTTCAATTGCTTTTGGTTATAAAAAATGTTCTCAACAATTTAAAGGTGAGCCACAAGATAAATATATTAAAAATCATCCTATGGTTAAAGAAACTTGGGCTAAAGGTCAAAAGGTTAATAAATTTATTGGGTATGATGCTGATGAGCCACACCGAGCTAATAGAGTTTTAGATAAAAAAATTACAGATAAATTTGAAATGCAATATCCATTAGTTAAATGGAATATGGGTAGAGATGAGTGTATTGAATCTATTAAAAATGCTGGATTACCTTTGCCTGGCAAATCCGCTTGTTTTTTTTGTCCTAGCACAAAGCCAAAAGAGGTATTGCAGTTAGCTCAAACTCATCCTGACTTATTGGCTAGAGCAATAGCAATTGAAGATAATGCACAAGAAAATCTTACAACAGTTAAAGGATTAGGTAGGAATTATTCTTGGAAAGAATTAATAAAATATGACAACGCTCAAATGAAAATGTTTGCACAAGAAATTCCTTGTGAATGTTACGATGGAGATTAAATATGAATTTAGAAGATAAGACAGGTTTTAAATCTATGATGGATACGCTAACAACTCTCTATCAAAAACAAGCATTGGATCAGGATACATTAAGAGTTTGGTTTTATAAGCTTGAGAAGTTTGAATTTAATCAGGTAACAAAGGCTTTTGACAAATGGGTGGATCAATCGCGCTTTATGCCAACACCATCAGACATATTGACATTGGTAAAAGAAAAGCCAGTTGAGTATATGAAGCTAGAACCGCCGAAACTATCTAAAGAACAGAATCATAAGTATTCGCATGAGGTTCTAAAGTTTATGGCAGAACAAGATAATAACAAGCTTAAAGACATGAGAGCTTGGGCTAAAAGGATTATTGCTAATCCAAAAAATTATCCGCCTATATCACTTAAATTCGCAAGGGAAGCTACAAATGCAAAATAAATGGAGCAAAGTAAGTAAATATTGCATTGAACGCAATAATTTTTATATTTCCCGATACACACTTGCCGATGGCGCAAATAGATTTGTATTATGGGATGGACACAAGATGATTAAAATACAAGATAATGCACAGGAGTTAAAAGATGAAGCCGAGAGATTGGATCGTAAGCAAACAGAATCTCAACCAATTGATGATCTATTTGGAAGAATTAATCAAAGAAGGAAAGACACCTCAAGTTACGATCAAAGAAAAGGCTAGTGGTGACAAGAGGTCGCTTGAAGCAAATAAGTTCCTGTGGGGTAAGTTATATAAAAGCATTAGTCAATTCACAGGTTACTTACCTATGGAAGTGCATCTTCTATGCGGGCATCTTTTCTTATCTGAACAGAAAACTATTAATGGAGTTCAAGTTCCTTATATTCGCTCAACAACTGATCTTACAGTCGAGGAATTTACATTTTATATACAGAATATTGAGAGTTATTTTGCCCAGCTAGGATGGAGCATGAATGAATAATATAAAAATACAATTAACAAATGCTGAAATTATTGAAACTGCAATGTCAGGTGTGTTAAGAAGAATGCAAAGATTAAAGTCAGGCTATTCTTACACGCATGGATTAAAGCCTGGAAGTGAATGGCAAACAATGATTGAAGGATGTTTAACAGAAAGAGCCGTTGCTAAATTCTTAAAGCTTCATTGGGGCGGTTGCGGTCAAATAAATGATGTTGATGTGGATAATGTTGAAGTGCGATCCACGCCTTATGAAAAAGGTCATTTAATTATTCATAAATCTGATGCAAGTGATCGTAAGTTTTATTTTATTACAGGCATAGATGGTAACTATACAATTAGAGGATGGATATGGGGGCATGAAGCTAAAGATGAAAAGTATTGGGGTGAGTTACAACCTAATAGACCAGCTTATAATGTTCCTCAAGAAAAGTTACACGATCCTAATGACTAAAGACGAAAGACAACATTACGACAAATTGTCACAATTGGGATGTATAGTATGTAAAAGGGAAAATTGGGGCTATTCTGCACCTGAAATACATCATATGAGGTCAGGACAGGGACATAAACGCGCTCATTGGACTTTAACTTATCCTTTATGCCCTAATCATCATAGAAATGGCGGTTATGGGATAGCTTTTCATGCTGGAGCTAAAGAGTTTGAAAGAAAATTTGGTAGTGAAGCAGAGTTATTAGCAGAAACTTTAAACTTAATCAAGGGCAATTTATGATAGAATTATTACTCGGCGTTATCATTATGGCAATAGCCATTTATTTTATGAATAGGTAATCTTATGAAAAAAGTATATTCAATTAACGAAGCTATCATTCAAGTTCCTACAGTTACAATTGGCGAATTCTTATTAAAGCTTCTACATGCGGCAACTAACGGACATATCTTACATTTACAAACTAAATCATATTCGGAACACAAAGCGCTTCAAGGTTACTATGAAAAGCTACCTGATGCGGTTGATTCAATTATTGAACAATGGCAAGGCGCATATCAAATGATTATTGAATATCCATCAGGCTATGAAGCACCTAAAGCTGATGCGCTTCAAGAAGTAACTTACATTAGAGATTTTATTGTG